GAAGCCCGAGCGGATTGGTCCAGGTGCTCAGATACCCGTGAGGCGAAGAGGGGAGTCGGGTTTCTTCGAGATCCCTCGATACAGCCCCGCCTCGATGGAGGTGGAAATGCAACTCAGGCAATTGGCCAACCGCATCGCCGGTCGGGCCACTTCGGACGCTGATGCGGTGGAGGCGAACACTGTTCGACAAAACTTAGTCAATCGCTGGCTGATGGGATGGAAGCAAATCTTGAAGCGCGTATGGTGCTTGGACAGGGCATATGCGGGTCCAAGCGTATGGTTTCGTGTTACTAATAATGAGCAGGGTGCCACTCTCATAATGGACGAGACAAGCGAGCTCTATGATTTCAACATATCTTGGAACTCGATGAATGCGGACGAGTCGAAGGTGATTGAGAAATTGGATACGGTGGGCAAGCTAATGTCGCAATATGACCGAAGCGGCCAGGCTCGCTATGACATATACCTTCGCAAGGTAATTGAGGCCATCGACCCGAACTTGGCCAATCAATTGATTGCCCCTCAACAGGAGGCAACGGACAAGGAGATCAAGGAGACTTCGGCCGACTTCGCAAAGATTGCATCGGGGCAGGTCGTCAATGCACCGCAAAACGCCAATTCTCAGCTTCGTCTCAGCGTCTTGCAAAGCATCGTCCAAGGGACCGAAGAGATCCCCGCTCAAGACGTTCAGGAAAGGCTCCAACAGGACGAAGGATTCGCCGCTCGTATTAATCAGTACGTTCAAGCTCTCGAGTTCCAACAGCAACAGCAACGCAATGCTCTGACGGGCCAATTGGGCGTAGCCCCTGGCAACGTACCTGGCTCGAGCATGGCGGCGTAAAGGAGAAAAACAATATGCACGGCAAAGGAAAATGTGGAATGAAGGGCGGACGCAAGTCGGCACCCAAGAAGATGGTAAAAAAGGCGGGCTATGGCAAAAGGAAAGCCAAGAAAAGTAAATAGCCCCCGTCGAATCCGCGCGGGTGAGCCTGGCCACGGGAAGAAGAAGTTCGTCGTCTTGGCCTCCGAGGGCGGGAAGACGAAAACGATTCGATTCGGCGATGCGAACATGAAGATCCGCAAGTCCAACCCGAATGCCCGCAAGTCTTTTCGGGCGAGGCACAAATGCGATCAGAAAAAATCAAAACTCACGGCAGGCTATTGGTCCTGCAAGAAATGGTAAAATGCCCAAAGACGCCTGCTATAAAAAAGTAAAAGCTCGAGTAAAGGTTTTCCCTTCTGCTCGGGCTTCTCAACAGATTGCCAAATGCCGAAAGTCCAAGGGTCAGGTTCGCAAGACCAAGGCGGGCTCTTCGTTAAAACGATGGGGAGCCGAGAAGTGGAAAGACACTCGAACGGGCAAGCCATGCGGGCAGGGCAAGTCGAATGAATATTGCCGGCCGACCAAGCGAGTCTCGAGCAAGACCCCGAAGACGAAGTCGGAAATGAGCGAGAGCCAATTGAAGAGAAAGAAGGCCGAGAAAACCAAGGTCGGCATGGGCCGCCGAGTAACCCCTGTAAAAAGAAAAAAATGACTTTAAGCGAAGCAATACTAAGCCTCAAAGGCCGAGATGATTTTCAAGTCGTCCGACGGTTTATTGAGGAGCAAAAGGAATTTTGCCTGTCGGATTTCCAAGATCCCGAGTTAATAGACAACCCGAGCAAGCTTGCTCGTTTGGCGGGCGAGATCGGTGGCTTGGTCCGCATCGTGGAAGCCTTGAAAGATCCCGATGAATCCGACCCCGCATGAACAGTTTAAACGAGCCCATCGGGCTTTGTTGAACCGTTGGGTCGAAGAGTCTGACATCGAAGACGTTGAGTTGGCCAAGATCGCAGTCGCCGATCTCAACGAGTGGCTCGACATGGAGGACGTAGAGTTCGAGGCGGATTTCGAACTCGACGATGAAGCTTAACAGCATTGTCCTCGGGGCATTATACGAATCCGAGTTCGAGGCTGAAGCTTTACGCCGTGGATTCGTACCTCATCGACCGGCCTATCCTGCGCCTTGGGACTTTTTAGTCGATTGTCCAAAGGGCATTTTAAAGGTTCAGGTCAAAGGGACTTCGGCCAGCGACCAGGACAACTCGTTTAAGATCATGACAAGCGTCGGGTCCAAGAAAAAACGGGCAATCGGGGACGAAGTCGACGTGATTGCCTGCTGGGCGGACCCCGTCCGAGTTTGGTACTTGATCCCGACATCAAGCAAACCATCGGTCACAATCCGACTGTTTGCCGCCAACCCCCGATCTTCGAGCAAATACGAAAAGTATCGGGAAAATTGGTCGCCCTTTTACGGCCACGGGTAATTTTCCCGACCTCTTGCGAAAATTGGAATTGGCGGACCATCAGGCCCGCAGAAATCAAACGGGAGTGCGAACCCGTAAAACGCAGGAAAATATGGCAGAGACAGAATCGACGACCGAGGCTTCGGGTTTAACAACGGAAGCAGAAACAGACACGCAGGGACCAATTACCAACCTTGAGCAATTGACGGCATCGTTCGTCGAGAAGGTCGAGGAAAGTGAGGAAGCCCAACAGGAAGCCGAAGCATCGACCGAGTCCGAGACTCAGCCCGAAGCAGATGCGGAATCCGACGAGAAGGACGTTCTTTTACAGTCAACCGAGGAATCGGAGGAAGTAGTTGAGGAGGAGGAAGAGGAAGAAGCTGAAGAGGCCGAAGCCGAGCCACCCAAAGCCGTAGGCAAGTTGCTCAAGCAAGTTAATAAACTGACTGCCCGAGCGAAATCCGCAGAGGAGAATGCCGAATCTTTGAAGGCCGAGATTGACGCTTTAAAAGCCAATCCACAATCCACCACTGAACAGGCAAAGCCAGCACTCGAGGAGGTCAATACCTTTGAAGGTTTGGAGTCCTTGAGAAAGGAAGCCCTGGCGGCCAAAAAGTGGAGTCTCCAACATATCGGGAAAGACTATGTCGAAGTAGACGGGAAGGAATATTCGGATGATGACATTCGAGGAATCCTGACTCAAGCCGAAGACTACTTAACCGAGAAGATCCCCGAGCGAGCTCAACATCTTCAGTCTCAAGCCCAATGGGCCGAGGACACTCTAGCGACTCATCCGTGGATCAAGGAAAGCGAAGGCTTTGAAAGTCGGAAAGAAATTTTCGACCAAATCAAAGGCCAATATTCAAACATCCTTGGATCTCTCCCGAACGCCGATTTTGTGGCGGCCACCCTTGCGAGGGGAGTCGAAGCAATCCAGGCGGAGAATGCGAAAGCGAGCAAGCCACCGGCCAAGAAGAGAAAGGCCAAAGCCCCACCGCCAAGCCAAATCGGAGATTCGAGCCCACCCGTTCAAACGGCGGCCACTCGAGCGACTGTAGAAAAATCGAAGATCTTGGAGCGTAAACGACTCTCGGAATCAGATCTTGCCGCGTTCCTAGCGGACTAAAATTTACAAAACTTAAAATAAAGGAATTACTACAATGGCTATAGCAACAAGCTACAATGTTCTCAGCACTAAAGGTGCCCGTGAGAATTTAGAAAACGTGATGAAGACGGTTTCTCCACAGGAGACCCCAATTTTCAGCACGATCCCACAATCCGCCGCTCCCAAAGCGACTCTTAACGAATGGCTCGTCGATTCTCTCGCCGATCCTGCCGCCTCTTCCGCCGCAACAAACGCCGACGGGGTTGACATCACTTTGTCGAACGCCGCCAACTTGATTGACACTCGGGCTCGCCTGTCTAATCGCCTAGCTACCCTACGCGATATTTTTGCGGTCTCACGTCAAGCTGAGATGGTTGACGTCGCTCCAGGTGGTTCACTCTTCGCCGCATCCAAGGCCAAGAGCTTGATCCAACTCAAGAACAGCCTTGAAGTGGCAATCGCTTCGAATAACGATCAGGCCGCTGGTACTTCAGGCGGAGGAGCCACGATGTGCGGACTCGGCATTTGGTCCGACCCAACTGCAACAGGCTCGACCTTCGACACTTCCCTCAAGCAGGGCTTCCGTGCCGTCAGTGGTTCCCGAGTATCTCTCGCATCCTTGACCGAATCTGCTTTTCGTGGACTCCTTCAAGCCGTGTACACCGCCGCAGGCTCCAAGGGTAGTTTCCGACTTTTCGGTGGCCCTTCAGTCGTAAATAAAATTACCGACTATACTCGCTCGACGACTGCAAACAGCGATTTTAACTTCAACCAAGACGTCAAAGACGGCATCTTGAAGTTGAGTGTCGTACAATATATTTCGGACTATGGGGTCGTGGACATTATACCGACTCTTTGGAACGGACGTCGGGACGCAGGAGCCAGCGGAACAAGTACCGCTCTCGGTACCGTCAACACCGACCGAGGTTACTTGCTTCCTGCCGACGACACCGTGTCGCTCAAGTTCCTTGAAGGGATGACCATTCAGGATCTTCCCGACAACGGAGCCGGGCAACGCGCCTTCTCCGAGTGTATGGCCACCATCAGGGTTTCCAACCCTCGCGCACTTGGTTCAATCGTTTAATTTTCGCTATTGTTATTAGCGTTTTATTGGTTGTGTTTTGGGGAAGCCGGTTCATGGGGTATCGGCTTCCCCGTTTCTTTTTTAAAAGATGAGTCTTAATATAATAGTCAAAGGCGGGAAACGAAGTGGTGGAATGTCGGGCGAGGAAATGGCCCATTATCTTTCCAAAAAAGTCGAGCGTGATGCCGAGCGCGAAAAAGCTGGCTATCGCAACCGTGCGATTGCTACGAGGAAGGCCGCCGAGCACGTTAAAGGGTCCGGCGATTTTCGCCTAGTTTCAGCCATCGACTCAACAACTTTTCTACGACATGAGATGGAGCGGAGCGGCTCAATGTCCGATCCCGAATATCGAAAAGACTTCGCCAAATCGAATCCTGAAACGGTCATCGGAAGCTAGATGAGAACGGTCACCTACGACGAACTAAAATCTCGATTCACTTCGGCCATCGGAGTGGATTCACTTTTGGATTCGGAGGAGACGGCATTTAAGAACAGCTTGAACGATCGAGTCAAGGGAGCCTGGACAAGAGCCAAGTGGCCCGAGTTGATGACAGTGGTTGAATTATCGGTTGCCGCCACGACGACACCTGTTGCGGCCGACAAAGCCGTGCAAATCGACAACTCTTCGGTCCTCGATGTTTTCGGGGTTTACGACAAGAATCCGTATGCTGATCGCACGGCCGTTCAACTCGATTATCGATTGGTCAATGGCTACATTGTTTTACCGGCCGAATCTTCGGCCACTTCAATTTTCGTAGTGGGCAATCAAGTCCCTCCGTCTAATTATGGTGACGCCTCAGTCGATCCATCGGAGACGACAACCCTCCCTCGCTTCCTCGAAAGATACCTCGTTTTAGCCTGCGTCTCCGATTGGTACAAGGCCGATGGGATGTTAGAAAAAAGCCTGGCCGAGGAGCAAGTTGCCGAAGAAACCTTGGCCTTGGAAATCGATCGGGTCGAGCGTCTCGAGGGCATGAACAAAATCACAATCCAAACTTACCCGAGCTATACTCTCGGCGTATCAATTTTACAAACTACATAAATATCATGGGACTTAGCGGAGTAAACATATTAAACAGCATGGGCGCCAATGGTTGCGTCTATGTCAACGACACGGTGGCAAGGACAAACGGGACGGACGGCTTCACGGCAATCCAATTCACCGAAGACTCGGTCTTGGGTGCGATCACGGGCAAGATGGATGATTCGGCGGATCTTATTAGTGACGCAACGATCTTCGGCCAAGGGCAAGTGATCTATTGCCCTGCGACTTCGGTGACTTTGGCATCAGGTGCCTGCATTCTGTATAAGGGTTAGAATAAAATGCCTGTTTTAGGGGTACTCCTACACATCGGTGACTCGGATGCCGACGGGGCAGTCGGTCCACCAATCGACGGGGCATTGCGGGCTGAGAGTGGCCCATTTTTAAACTGCGAAGATGGGTCTATTCTCGCCTTCGACTAAAGGACAAATAAATGGCTAACAAAAAGATTTCAGCACTCAGTTCATTGGGCGGAACACCCGCCAATGACGATATTATTCCAATCACGGATATTTCGGACACATCAGGGTCCGCCCAAGGTACGACTAAAAAAGTCACCGTTGCGAATTTATTGGCTGGGGCATCGGCTCCCGTCACCTCGGTCAATTCATTGACCGGCTTGGTTTCAATCGATGCGGGTAACTTGGCCGACTTTAATTTCGATGGGAATCCAATCCTTGGATTTGATGCGACCCTAAACGATCAAACGGGTACGGCTTATACTTTGGTAGCCGCCGATGCAGGGAAGGTCATAACTTGCAACAACGGCTCTGCCGTGACGGTCACCGTCCCTTCGGGCCTCGGTGCGGGCTTCACCTGTTCAGTCATTCAAAAGGGCGCGGGCCAGGTCACTTTCACCGCATCTTCGACTACCATTAACAATCGGCAAACGCATACGAAGATCGCCGGGCAACATGGAGTCGCATCCTTGGTCGCTACGGCCGCCGATGTTTTCGTTTTGGCAGGAGACACCGCAAGCTAATGAGTTTGGTTTTACCAACGTTCAGCGGGTTCGTTCAGCCTGCAAGCGGAGGCGGAGGAGCGTATGCGAACGAGCTATCGGCATCCTTCGACGGGTCTGATGACAGACTCACTATAGGGTCAGGGGTTGAGTCGGTAATTAACAATGCGTCAACTTTGTCGGTGTCAGCGTGGTTCAAATTAAGCGCGAATGGTGGTGCGATTTTTAGTTCAGGTAGTTCAGGCACAAACGGCTTTTGGCTTTATCCTTACAGTGATGGTCTTTTTATTTTCGCCGCCCGAAACAGTAGTAGCGAATCCATGTTAGTAACTCCACCGTCATTGAACAATTGGCACCATGTTTGCGGGGTTTTGAACGGTTCTAGTTCTGCGCTTTATATCGACGGCAGTGTAGTAGGCACTGGAACTCTCCCCGCATTAGGATCAAGCGGCGGCGATTCACCCTCAATCGGTTCATTTTTAAACACAGGAGGTTTCATCAACGGTTTGATCGATGAAGTGGCCATATTCAGTTCCGCCCTTTCCGCAACC